TGATGGAGCTAGCGGAACCGATTATGAAATTTATTCAGATCAAGCTCTAGCTGCCAATGCAACTTTTGAACATACGACAAGAATTGTTCTTGAAGCAACAGATACTCTTTGTTGTGCATTAGCGAGTACAGGAAATGTGGATGCTGTTGTTAGTTATTTAGATCAAACCTTATAGGAGATAAAAATTTATGAGTGGAAAAGTAGGAGATAACGTATATAGAGCCTCAGGAGTTATAGCTGCTGCGGCTGGTGGTGGTGCAGTAGAATGGTGTTCAACAGTTAAAACAGCAGCATTTTGTGCAGAATCAGGAAAAGGATATTTTGTTGATACTTGCGGCGGTGGAATTACTGCAACACTTCCTGCCACAGCAAGTGTAGGGGATGAACTCAATTTTACCGATTATGCAAGAACATGGGGAACCGCTTGCAAGGAACTCACATTAGATCAAGGTTCATTAAAATTTCAAGGAAATTGTTGCCCTAATCCAGAATATGATACCGATGGAGCAACGGTTAAAATAGTTTATTCAGGAGCAACCCAAGGATGGATTCCTCAACTTGATAAAGATACAGCTTTGGAAACCCCACAATCTTACAATATACAATATTTAGTGGTCGCTGGTGGTGGAGGCGGCGGTGGTGAGGATGCTACAACAACAGCCAGTGGTGGTGCAGGAGGCGGTGGTTATAGAACAGTTGCAACAAAAAGTTTTACAGTAATTCCATGTACGTCTTATCCTATCACAGTAGGTGGAGGAGGAGCTGGTGCACCAGCCACAGCAACTCCAGGTACACAAGGATGTTCTTCAATTTTTTCAACCATAACTTCCGCAGGTGGAGGTTATGGTTCAGGAATATCAGCTCCTCCTGGTTTTGGTGGTTCTGGTGGTTCAGGTGGAGGTGCCAAACAAGGAAATTCAAGTAGCAGCCCTCCTTGCGGTTTATATGGAGCAGGAGCAGGAAATACACCTCCTGTTAGTCCACCTCAAGGAAACAATGGAGGACAATCTGATCCAGGACCAGCCGCACCTGGCCCTGGAGGTTCATATCAATCAGGAGGCGGTGGTGGTGCAAATGCTGCAGGACAACCAGGAGGCGGTGGAAGTTCAGGAAATGGAGGAAGTGGATCAACATCTTGTATTTCAGGAAGCCCAACAGCTTACGCTGGTGGAGGCGGTGGTGGTTGGTCATCTGGAGCTGGCACGGCACCAGCAGGAACAGGAGGTGCAGGCGGAGGTGGCGCAGGTGGACCCCCAAGTGCTCCTAGAGGAGGAGTAGCAGGAACAGCAAATACTGGTGGTGGTGGCGGTGGATCCGCAGCAGGACCCCCAGCTCCAGGTGGAGGTGGTGCAGGAGGTTCAGGAACAGTAGTAATTAGAAGATTAACGTCTTCATCATGTTCTTCCTCAGGAACCGTAACAACATGTGGATCTGATACGATCCATACCTTTTTAGCAGATGGAACTTTTGTTGGATAAAATATTATGGCACATTTTGCAAAATTAGGCATCAACGGAAAAGTAATTGGAGTTCATGCGGTTAATAACAGTGATCTTCTTAACGGTTCTGGTGTAGAAGATGAAACAGTCGGCCAACAATTCTTGGAAAGAATACATGGCTGGCCAGCATCTATGTGGATACAAACCTCTTATAATACTTCCGCAGGAGTACATAAATTAGGTGGAACTCCTTTGAGAGGACAGTATGCAGGACTAGGAATGACTTATGATGAAGATAATGATATTTTCATTAAGAAACAACCGTATGCAAGTTGGACTTTAAATACTACAACTGCAAGCTGGGAATCCCCAACCCCTATGCCAAACTCTAATACTGACGATAAACCAGATATATATACTTGGAACGAATCTACTAAATCTTGGGATAAAACGGTCCTTTAATCTTTACAAATACCCCTAAATCCTATAAATTCTTCTACATGCAGAAGAAAGTATTATCAGAAATCGATCTTTATGTAGACACGGTTCAAGGTATAGAAATTGACCGTGCTAAAATCAAGAATGACATTCTCAATAGCTTTGTTTCTGAAAAGCGTTTAAGTAAAAATAAAAAAGATTATTCTTATCAGGATTTTAAAGTTCCTTTCTCAAAACCTTTACAATGGTTAAAAGATTATCTCAGAGATCATTTTAGGGTAGATTATTATAGAACTTTAATTCCTAAAAAAGAATGGGGAAATATTTATAATCAATATGAATCCTCATATACCCGACATCAGGTTGATTTAGTTGATTTAAAAAATTCACCAGACTATACCTGTCTTTACGGAGTGGATGTGGCTAAAGATTCCTGTGAATTGGTCATTGAATACGATGATAACCGAAGAAAAAATAGGACTTGGCATATTCCCCTGGCGAATAACAAATTTATTATCTTTCCTTCTACTCAGCGTTATTTTATATCTCAGAATACATCTAAACAAATGAATATTTTTTTAACCATGACTTATGAGTATATCTAATGAATCTGGAACATTATTATTGGTGGTTTAAATCCGCCATTCCCCCAAGAATCTGTGATGATATTGTCAACTATGGATTAAAACATAAAGACGATGTGGCGATTACAGGTGTGTTGGGACGACACAGAGATCTAAAAAAACAACCTTTAAACAAAAAAGAAATTAAAAATTTAAAAAAGAAAAGAGATTCTAGTGTTGTGTGGATGAATGACCCTTGGATTTATAAAGAAATCCAACCTTATGTCCATGAAGCTAATCAAAAAGCAGCCTGGAACTTTAACTGGGACTGGTCGGAATCTTGCCAGTTTACCAAATATAAACCAGGACAGTATTATGGCTGGCATTGTGATAGCTGGGAAAAAGTTTATAAAAAAGAAGGCCAAAATAAAGGCAAGATAAGAAAACTATCGGTTACCGTTTCTTTATCCGATGAAAAAGATTATAGTGGCGGAGAATTGGAATTTCAGTTTAGGAATGTAGATAACCCTACAACAACTCAACTTTGCACAGAAATTCTTCCCAAAGGCTCTTTAGTTGTCTTTCCGAGTTTTGTATGGCATAGAGTTAAACCCGTAACGAAAGGAATGAGATATTCATTGGTGATTTGGAATCTAGGATATCCCTTTAAATGAGTAAATTTACCGCAAGTGTATATTTTGGAACCCCAGTATGGAGTAATGAGATTCCTGAATTTATAAAACCGCTTAATAAATTATGTGATAAATATATCAAGAATGCGAAGAAAAATCTTTCACCTGTCTTAAAAGACAGGAATAAAATTTATAAAAGAAAATTGGGGGATTTTGGTTTATCAAACCATTCGGTTTCTATGGTTAAGGACCCTGAAGCTAAACAATTTGTTCGATATTGTGGGGACCGAAGTTATGAATTTTTAGACTGGTGTGGTTTTGATTTAACACATCATAGTTTGCATTTTACCGAAATGTGGGTGCAAGAATTTTCAAGCAAAGGTGCAGGACACCATAATACCCATGTGCATTGGAACCAACATGTTACAGGATTTTATTTTTTAAAAGCTACTGAAAAAACATCAATGCCTGTCCTGCATGACCCAAGACAGGGAGCTATGATGACTAAACTTCCACAAAAAGAACCTAATAAAATTACCCATGTCAATGAAGCAGTCCATTATAATGTTAAACCAGGTACCATGGTGATTGTTCCAGGCTATACTCCTCATCAATATCCCGTGGATATGGGAGTCGAACCATTTAGATTTATTCATTGGAATATTCAATGCGTCCCTAAACCAATATCAAATGCAACCAGTACTCCCACAACATAAATATCATATTTTTGGTCCTTACCTGGCAGAAATGTCAGTTAATCCTGATTACTGTGCAAGATTATTAAAGCTGGGAAAGAAATTAAAAAAACCTTATAGAAAAAATCTAGTAGGACAAATTTATAATGAATATCTTTATCCTATTGAAAAAGAACCATGGATTTTTAATGAATTAAAAATTTATATTAATACTTGGATAGAAGGATGGAAGAAATTTGCTAATCGACCTAATTTTAATCCTAAATACCAATTAACTCAAATGTGGATTAATCAAATGAAAGCAAAAGAATATAATCCAATGCATGTTCATCTGTCGTCTCATTTATCTTTTGTTTTATTTTTAGAAGTTCCTCAACAGATGCTTAATGAAGCTAAACACAAAAAAACAAATGCGGCAAATCCTGGAGAACTAATGTTTCTTTTTGGGGAAGATGCATGGAGTAATGTGACGGAAAAAAATTTTGTTCCTACAGTAAATACTTTATTTATATTTCCTAGCTCTTTAAGGCATCAGGTCATGCACTTTAATTCAAAGGTTATTCGTACTTCTGTGGCAGGTAATATTAAATGGGTATGAGTTTTAAAACAAAAAAATATTTAGTTATTAAAAAAGGTAT